GATACGGACGCTTCCTCTTCTGACATACGGCAAGATTTCGACAGGGAAACACGAGGACGTCGGCGACAATTGCGAGGATCACGCCCCAGAGTCTCTGCGGTACGGACTGATGTCCCGTCCCTCCCCTGCCGCACAGAAAGTAATAACGAAACAAAGACGACCAGTCTACGACCCGTTCTCTCAACCGAAGAGACGGGTAGAAGGCGGGTATTTGAATCTCAATATTTAGGGAGGCTTATATGCCCGAATACATTCAGGTTACACCACGAGGGCTCGTACAGACAGGCGACTGCATGTCCACGATCATGGAGGGGCTTTACGAAAAGCACGATGTATATGCCGACGGGGAAGACCCGTTTGTCGCCGCAATCTACAACCTGTTCGGGAGGTACTTTACGGAGAAGTACAGCGCCGAATGGCGTCGTTTAGACGACAACTCCCGCGTCTACAACGGGGATCATTGGACGAACTTCGGGGGGAACGACAAGGAGGCAAGTTCGCTCCCCCGCCCGAACATCCCGACGCTGTCCTCCGCAATCGAGAACCTCAAAGCGGATTACAACGACGAGTTCCCAGAGGCTGTCATTGTTAAGGAAAGCGTACACTCCGAACTGCTCGCAAAGGTGCTGACGGCTATCGTCCGTCAGGAACTCGATTTGTGCGGATTCGAAGTCGAGTACGGCAATATCGTGCAGGACATCCTTCAGGACGGATGGGGCTGTTTCGAAGTCGGGTACAATCCCGACGCGAACAACGGCATGGGCGGCAGTTATATCCGCACAGTCATGAACAAGAACTTCCTGTGCGACCCCGCCGTCAAAGACCTTCAGGACGGGCGTGCCTGCTTCAAGATTGACATGAAGCCGCGGTACTGGTTCAAGCAGAGATACCCCGAACAGTTCCCCTACATGAAAGACGACAGGGAGTACATCCAATTCAATCACGAGACCATCACGGACGCCGACAACAACATGGCGAACAGCACGTTCTCCCTCATCGAGATTTGGGTGAGAGAGTACGACCCCGAAACCTGTCGGCATAAGGTACACTTCGCAAAGGTCGCCGGGCATCAGTTGCTCGAACTCTCTACGGAGGAGTACCCGGACGGCTATTACACGCACGGTCTGTACCCGTTCGTCATTACATCTCTGTTCCCGCAGAGAGGTACGGAACTCGGTCTCGGTCTTGTCGACATCTTCAAAGACCCGCAGAGGTTCAGCGACAAGGCTGTTCAGATTATCCTTGCCAACCTGTACAGGGCGGCAAAGCCGAGAATTGTCGTGGACGAAAACTACCTCGCCAATCCCGAAGACATCCTCGACGCAGACAACGAGGTCATCAGAACGAGAGGCAATGTCGCGCAGGCTTACGCTTGGCAACAGACACAGCCTCTTCCGAACACCGCTTTCGGCGTGGTCGATTACCTGACGGGGACTATCAAGAACGAGTCCGGCACGAACGACCAGTCTCGCGGACAGACAAGCGCAGGCGTCACAGCCGCGTCCGCCATCACTGCATTGCAGGAGATGAGTACGAAGCGGTCGAGGATGGGCGCACAGCGTCTTCAGCATCAGTTCCGCAAGGCGGTCTACATGCTCCTCGATGTCATCAAGGAAAAGCACCTCGTACCGAGGACGCTTGAGATAACGCTTGACGGCAAGCCTGTCGAAGTCAAGTTCGACAGACAGTTCATCAAAGACCAGTTGAAAGAGGCTGACGGCACTCCCATCGTCCCGTTCGTTACCATCAAGTCCGCAAGACAGACCCGGTACAGCAAGATGGCACACAACGAACTGGTCTTGCAGATGATGCAGACCACGAACGGCACGACAGACCCTGTCATCATGCTCGAAGCGATTCAGGGCGATGAGATGGAGAACATCCTCGACACCATCCGCAAGGCACAGCGCGGCGGTATGCTGAACCTCATGAAGCAGGTCGAGGAACAGGCGGCGCAACTTCAGGCGATGGGCGAGCAGTTGCAACAGTACAAGCAGGCTATGGCAGGAGCAGAAGCCAACCTGCAACAGATGGCGGCTATGCAGGCTGAACAGACGCAGGCGCAGATGCGACAGGCGCAGGAACAGTCCGCAAAGGGCGTACAGGGCTTGACCGCCGAGAACATGGAATACTAAGGCAAACTGGTGACGCCGACCATAACGGGCGAACAAAAAAGGAGATATATGCCTGAAGAACTTTCGGTCGAAACAATGGACGCACCCATTGAAGCGCAGGTAGCCGACGTACCTGACGCGGGTGGAGAAGAACAAGAGGTTTACGCCGCTGATTTAGTAGGTGGTGACTCACAGGAAGAAACGGTCGTACAGCCTGCCGACGACGGGCAGTCACTTCCAAAGGTAACCAATCAGAAAGACTTCAACGCCGCTTTGTCACAGAGGCTTGCAGGTGAGAACACCAAAGGCTACAACCGTGCGAAAGCGGAGTACGAAGCCTCGCCTGAGATGCAGTTCGTCCGCGCCCTTATCGCAGATAGGGCAAGGGAGAAGGGCATTACCGAACAGCAGGCTTTGGCTGAACTTCAGAACGACAGAATCAAGCAGGTTTCCGAGAACTACGCCAAGAACCCGGCACAGTTCTACGAGGACATGCTACGTGGACGCAATCCACTCAACGCACCGCAACCCCAGTATGACGCCAACGCACAGGCGACCGAGATGGCACGGCAGATGGCTGACGCGATTCGCGCGGGGGAAATCCCCGAAGGCTTCGACGTACAGCACCTCGACACCGACTTCATGGACGCCTACAGAGAGTTCGGCAACGTCCGCATGGCACTGCGCCTGTGGCAGGCAGAACACAAGAGCGATGTGCAGGCGAGGCAGATTGCCTCTGAACTTCAGCGCAGACAGAAAGCGCCGAAGCCGATGAGTCCTACCTCTGCGAATCCGCAGTCACCGCAACCGCCTGACTACGCCAACATGTCCAGTGAGGACTTCAAGAAACTCGAAGCGAAAATCAAACAGGCTGAACTACAGGGGAAAAAGGTGCGTCTCTATTAAATCTAAAAATTAAAGGAGATTACCATCATGGCAGTTCAGACTACCATTAATACCCAGCCTACCGCTACGTACTTGAATAAGACGTACTATGACCGTAAACTTCTCGAAATCGCCAAGACCAAGTTCGTCTATGCGAATTTCGGACAGAAGAGACCCATCCCGAAGAACAACGGCAAAATCGCGGAGTTCCGCAGATTCAACCTGTTCACCCCGTCCACCACGACCAACAAACTCACAGAGGGCGTAACTCCGTCGTCCCAGTCCATCAGCCAGTCCAAAGTCGAAGCAACCGTCGACCAGTACGGCGCATACGTAGAGGTTTCCGACCTCCTCGATATGACGTCCTATGACCCGCTGACCGCCAACATGGTTGAACTGCTTGGCGAACAGATGGGTACTCTGCTTGACTGGATTACCCGTGACGCGATGGTTTCGGGCGCATCCGACCAGTTCGCCGCAGGTCGCGCTTCTGCCGCCGCCCTGACTGCCGCTGACAAACTGACCATCGACGAAGTCCGCAAAGCGGTTCGCACCTTGAAAAAGAACAAGGCGCGGAAGTTCACGAACGGCAAGCGCGAACACTTCATCTGCATCTGCGACCCCGATGCGACCTATGACCTGCAGGGCGATTCCCTGTGGCAGGACGTTTCCAAGTACAGCAACGCTGAGGCTATCTACAGCGGTGAAATCGGACGTATGTTCGGTGTTGTCTTTGTAGAGTCCACCGAAGCCCCCATCGACCTGCATACGGCTACCAACCCGGTCAACAGCACCGTTGACGTGCATCACAGTTTCATCTTTGGTGCGGACGCATACGGCACGGTTGACATCGCAGGCAGCGGCGCGGTTCAGACCATCATCAAACCTGCTGGCTCTGCTGGCACGGCTGACCCGCTCGACCAGCGTTCCACCATCGGTGCGAAGATTATGGCGTTCACCGCCGTTACCCTCAATCCGCTGTGGATTATCGACGTACAGCACGCAGTCTCTGCGTAAGGTCTAACAGGACATAAGGGGGAGTAGTTGCGCTCCCCCTTTTTCACAACAGTTCAAATTAAGAAAAAACCAAAAGGAGGAGTCCTATGGCTACCAAGAAGACAACGACGAAGAAGCCTGCTGTTAAGGCTGAAGTCCCCGTAGAGAACACTGGTGAGGCGGTCGAAGCCTTCACCGAGAAACGCATTGCGGCTGAAGAGAAGAAGTCCTTTATCATCCCCGTAGACCCTCGTTTCCCTGCTGACCAGCAGTTTTGGGAGCATTGCGTGAACGGCGTTATCTACAGATACCCCCGCGGCGAAGAGATAGAACTCCCCGTATCCCTCGCCGAAGTCATCATCCGCAAACTGAAGATGCAACAGCAGAGCGCTGTTGTCATCGGACAGTGGAAGGGAAACGGAAAGAAACTGGACGTATAAGGAGGCACGTATGAACCTGCACGAAATCATTTCCGAGGCATGTGCAATTCTGCATCTCGGTACAGAGGCGTCGATGATGTCGCCTTACGCGGAGGAGTTCAAGAAGTTCGCGAATGACGCAGTTATCGAAATCTCACGGAAACAGCGGCAGGTTCGCACGGACATCGTGGAACTCGACAATCACCTTGAGTTCCCCTTAACAGACCTCGACCGCATGTGCATGAAAGTCGTATCCATTCAGGACATGTTTGGACGCGAACTTGCATGGAGACAGACGGCGATAGGCACGGGCGTCATCCACGTCTATCTGCCTATCGCTGTCATCGAGGGCGACACCGTAAAGGAAGTCCGGGTAATGTATCAGTTCCGTCCTGCAAGAATGGTGAATCCTGAAGATGTACCTGAACTTCCTGAGTTCGCTCACGATGCAATTCCTTACTTCATCGCGGCACAGCACTGCTACTCGCAGAGAGGCGGGAAGAACAACGCGGGCGCAGGCGAATACTACGAACGCGAGTTCCAGTCCATGCTTCAGAACATGCCTTTCCCGTATTACGGAGAGAGAGCAAGCAAGGAACTGCACAACTACAATAAGGGGTTGATTTAATGGCTGTTACGAAAATCGCAGAGTTCTACGGAGTTCAACAGCAAAAGGACGGCACACTGCTCAACCCCGGCACTGCACGGAAAGCAGTGAATATGGAGACAGGCGACGGAAACCTATCCGTCGCCGAGTGCCTCCGTCGCATCGTGAATCCGCCGTCCTCCTATGAAGATGAAACTTGGAGGGAACTGTTCGCTTTTGAACGCGCTACCTCTGACGATATATTGATTGCCTGTTCCAACTACCGAATCATGTACTGTCTGACTGATTACGGTGAAACGCCTGCGAACTGGCAACAGATTGTTGACCTGCGTGACCTCGGTCACAACACGCAGAACAACCTCGACTTCGACGCGCAACTGGCGCGTATATGGAACACGGACTACATCCTCATTGCGACCGGGGACACGCAGATAGTCAAGATTTCAATAGACGACCTATTGCAAGGCAACGCCAGTTACGAAGCGTTCGGAAGCGGCGTGTACTACCTCGACACCGCTTTGACTATCTCCTCCGTCGGTACGAACAGCATCACGGTCTCTGGAACTACACTGGTCGATGACCCCGACCTCAACACAAGGGCATTGGTCTACGGCGTATACATTATGGACGGAGACGATGTCAAGTACCTCCTGTACGTGGACGACATCACGAAAAGCAGTTCCAACACCGTTATCAGCCTCGACCTTACAGG